CGCCATTCCGTCTATCCCTGCATAATTGGTCAGTGCCGCCATGCTCAATCCAGTCACGCGGCCGGTATCTGGCGCAAAGCGGATCACCGGGCTGATGAACTTGTATTCGCCGTCCAGTATCTGTTGGGCGGCAGCGGGCGTCCATTCCACGTCAGTGGCAAACAGACCCACACCTTCACGCCATTCCAGCGTCTTGAACCAGCCAGCAGCTGGAGCTGGTTGGCCGTTCTTGTCTTTCATCAGGGTTTGGTGCTCGTAATCGATCACAGCCGGGTTGCTGCGGGCGCCGCTGCGGCGATCAGTTCCTGTGCATTGGCGGCATCCATCACCCACTCGCTACACGCGGCCATAGAGGCCGGGCGGCCATCGACGGATTGAAAGCGGCCAGCGGGCAACAATTGGATCTCTTTTCCCGCTACGGTCAGCAATCTGTATCGACAGTGCCGCAACTGCAGTACCGATTTTGGATTTGGGAAGATTTTTTTAGACATGTCGCTAGTGTGCAGCGACAAAAACTAGGCAACGATGGATGGGCTTCAGTGAGATGCTGCACTAGAATGCAGCTAAACAGCGCATTTAATACAAACGGCAACGAGTGTTGACGGTGGGTATGCCATTTACAGGCGATTTAACGCCCGTTTAACGCTATGAAAAGATTAATCGCGTACGAATTAACGTTTCACGATTCATTTTTGCCATGGCGGGGCTGTAAACTAAAACACACCCTATTGCTCGAATGCCGCATCCAAAATACGCATGACGGCTTCTAAGGCGCTAGGACTGAGCTTACCATTGGCATCGACCGCATAAACGGCGCGCAGGCATAGTGACATCGTGTGCCGGATGTTCTGCAATCACTTTCTTTACCCGCTTGTGACTGGGCTTAGCAAACACTGCCAGATTTTTAAGATTACCTTCAGTCCCCTGGCGCAGCAAATCACCCTTGGCATTGGTGCGTAGATGTTGGATAAGTGAATAGGCATTATGGTGAATCACTCCACCATACTGATGAATGGCGGCATACTCCTTATTGGTGCCAATCTGGGCGAAGTCCCGCCCAGAACTAGTAGTGACCGAGGCCGCTAGCTGACCGCTCTGCTGTAAAATTTGCCCTGGCCACGTGCCATGGCGGCTACGCTCTTTGATGGTGGTGCTCGCCAGCGGGTGCCAGGTGGGCATACCCCCTTTAGTAAAGTTTTGTTCTGTCTGCTCTTGCAGAGTCAGACTGATGTTGTGCATGACCGGTGAGAGGTCGCTCATGCTGGCGATCAATTGCTTGAGTTTAGCCTCAATGCCGCCCTCGTTGACTTCGATGCTCAGTTTGATGGACATGTAAATCCTTGCTATAATAATTTTAGCTTTGTGTGAGTAGAGCCCAATTCAGGTAGAAGGGGCGGTATTCATAAAGAGGAAGGTAATACCAGGAGCATTTACCTTCCTCCGAACTCCGTTGACGTTGGTTCAAATCCAACCCTTACACAAAGTGCTCCTCTTCCTAGAGATTCCCTTCAATTACAATATATTGTTTTAAGTCACTTACCTCAGCACGGCCGGCCGAGCGAATACCATTTATCACCCCCATACTACGTCGCCCCTCATTATTAATCTTGGCCGTATAGTTCACCCTGATCACGACCTTATTAGTTTGCCCCGGCGTATCGAGTAAATAAATCAAGGCTTGATCTGCTGCATCCCACAAGACTGCCGTAGGCTTAGACAATAAATCGGGTAGTTGTAATATCTCTTCTTGCGATAGCATTGCATTGCGCAAAGCCTTGGAATCACGTACCAGGTGCAACAACTCGGCATCACGCAGAGTAATTGCTGCCGATACTGGCTCTATGCCAGCAGCGCGAATGCCCGCTAATACTTCAGATGTCATAGCACCGACTACCCGTGATCCATTCCTAGCTATTTTTGATTCTATGACGCCACTAGCCCAGTTAGCATATTCCTTAGTAAGCTGCGGCATTAGCCAATCGCGTGCCGCCGTCATAGCTGGGGTACCAATGGAGGGACTGGCCTTTTCTAGTTTATTGGCAAAGAGACGGGCGGCATGCTCGGTAGCTGCCATGCCCTGGTTGACATCAAAGCCCGGGTCAGTGAACAGGGTAATGAACTTGTCACCCGTGGTAGGTAACTTGATGCCCATAACATCGCTAAAAAGGGGATTGCCATCGGCGTCTTTACCGATCTGCACTTCTTTTTTGAGGATACGCCCAGTGCTGTCCTCTATCTCAAGCTTGTCTTTGTCCACACTCTGCTGCGAGATGGCGACCACGCGGCAGCGGCAGTTATAGCCGTTCGGTGGAAAGACAAATTGCCAGACTGGATCATCCCATTTAAAGATGCGGCCATTCATACCCTATGGCTGGGGCGGGTCTTACCATCTAATAAAGAAATGTATTTCCAGTAAGGATGAGAGGCAACCCCTTGCACCATCTCTCGGTAGCGCGCCGACATATAGGCCGACTGTAAGTTAGTGCGATAAATGGTTTGTAGCCGGCGCGGGCTGCCTAGTTGAGTGACATTGCCGTCCGCATCCATTTCCTTACCCCACCACCCCTTACTTTGCAGTAGTGGCGTGAGTTGTTTGATGAAGTCGCGCTCGGTGCTGCCGTTTTTGGTGGCGTCCACAATGCCCTTAAACAGGTCTTGCAGCACATCAAGCTTGGCACAGTTGGCTACAGTGAAGGCGGCCGCATGCTCTTCATTGAGCATCTCATGCCAGTCACCCGTAATGCGTAAGCCCTTTTGTTCCAGGTAGGCGACCGCAGCGGCTGGTGCCATCCCGAATAAGGAGAGGATCTGGGCAGAACTTAGCTTAGCCATTGAGTTAATCAATGAGTTAGCCATTGCTCTGCGCTTCTTGCTGAGCGCTGAACATCCCGACTAGCCTGGCGATAAACAGTCGGTTGCCCAACACCTCCGCCATGTCGCTGACATCCATATTAGGGAAAGCCTCGGCCAAGATGCCTAATGCCTCGGTGTCATCAGTAGCTTGCCCCAATTGCTCCAGGATACCCGACAGCATCTGCTCGCTGTGCTGCTGCAAGCTGGCAGGCGTTAAGACATCGACCGCTGCATCAATCGCAGTTTGATCGGGAAAGGGGTCGCCTAGCTGCTTGGCCATTAAGGCGGATAGTATGCTTAAGCCAGTTTTTCTGAACGGTTTTTCACCAGCAACCGGTGCGACTGGCTGGGTTGGTACCGAACGCGACAGCACGGGCTCTTCTCCTTGTGGCGCTGGGATAGACAGTTTGCGCTGTACCCAGGCCAGTGGCACTGGCACATCCATATCGACCAGACTAGGCAAAGCGTCGGCCAGCATTTTAAAGTCTTCCTCTTCCCGCACATCAAAGACTAAATGCGGCATACGGCGTGGGTCGGTGATCTGGTTACCGTTTAACACCAGCAAGGGATACAGCAAGTCACGGGTTAAGGTCGCCGCTAGCTGCTTAGCGTCCGAGGTTAAAATCTCGCGACGTGCCTGGTCATGTACTTTACCCAGCGCATTAGTCGATGATTTGCCATCGGCCTGACTGGTCAGTGTTCCGCCCAGGATCAACTTAGACATGGTTTGTTCTGCCCAGGTGATCATCGCCTGGAAAAGGTCATGGCTACCTTCGGCAGCCTTCTGGAATTCTATCGACATACTCTCAGGGATGATACCAGCCGCTGCATGGCCTAACTGCGTCACCGCTCTTAGTAGCGTGGCCTTTTCTGCATCGCCGGTGCCTGGCGGGTATTTACCCAGGCGAATTGGCAAGCCATAAATTTCCAGTAGCTCAGCTAGATCGCGGATCGCATAGTTCTTAAACAGGAACGGCCAGGCCAGCATGCGATGCAAACCAGTGCGTGCCAGCATGCCGGTCCTTGCTCGGTGTTTATGCACGATCCATCCGAACTGGGTCAACTCGGCCCCGTTGGAGCTATTGTCGCGTAGGCGTAAATCATTCTGGTCAAAACGATTGACCGTGAACCAGCTTGGCGGCCGGTGCGTTGCTGCTTTCACCAGCCACTCTTTACCGCTCAGTAGCCACTCCAGCTCTATGCATGAGTAGCCATGCCCAATACCGTCTAAGGCATCCAGCAGTAGGTTGTCCCATCCGGGCAAGTCTTGCACTAGCTCCGTTAAATAACTGGCTTGGTTTTTTTCTGCAGAGCTAGCATTGCGGGGCGGCCGTATCTCCCAGTCTATGGTAAGGATGGCACGCTTGCGCTTGTGCATCTCGGCATACAGATGACCGTCTTTTTCTTCCATATCGGCGAACAGTTCCGCCTGGGCGATCAGATTGCCTTGCTCGGCCTGTTGCAGAATGCTGGCCAGCCGCGCAGGCGTGAGGCCACGACTGGGGTGATTGGCGTATTCCTGATGCAATCGCATCAGCTTGGCAGTCTGAGGTTCGCGCAGGATGGCGCTTTGTATGGGATTGCCGTGGATGTCGATGATTTGTGACATGTGAAACTCGCTATTCTTCAGTAGGCGTTAAATCATTGGTCAATGTGACCTCGGCATAATTGGTAAAACCTGCACCCGTATCTTTTTTTGAAATACTGACGCTGATTTTTGTTTTTCGTGGATCAATTAAAAACCCAGTGTCAGCCGCTACTTTCTGAGAAAGGAGCGCGGATAAATCGCTATCGTTAAAATATGCTGATACTTCGCGTTTGTTTATGATCGAATCATTGATTATCATTTTTTCTCCCTACCAGCCGCCACCGGCACTCTGGTAATCGTTATCGTCAAAACGTTCGTCTTGATCGCTGCTATGTCGTTTGCTATTACTCGCCGCCTGAAACTCAAACACGCCAGACGATACCGCCGCCATCCACAGCATGTGCAGGGCATCAGGGCCGTCGTCATGGTCGCCTTTGGGGAAGTGCGTGAGCTGCTCGATCAGCGTGCTCTGTGATGGATGCAGGCGAATCAGCCCATTGGCGACATGCGGTTGCAGGCTTTCTATGCGCAGCAATTTATCGGTGTGCGGGATGACCGAGCGTGCCGGTACCGGAATGCCCATCTTGGCGCTTCGCTTGATAAGCTCAGTGCGCAAGAACTCCTGAAACTGTACCGACTCGACCACCCACAGCAGGCAACGGTATTGCCGCTGTAGTTCAATCACATCGCTGATGATCTTGTCAGGCAGGCGCTTGGCAATCTTGGCCTCGACCACGTCAAGCACACCTGTGCTGCGGTTATAGCCGCCGACCAGCAAGGCGGAAGGATCGCGGCTTGCGCCATGCTTGCCCAGAGACGGATCGCAGGCCCCGTAGAAGATCCAGTCCGCAAGGCGGTTGACCCAAAACTGAATGATCCCATTGGCAAATGGTGCATCGTCACCCGACACCGGGTCATTCTGTTGCTCTGAATCAAAAGCGGCATGTCCATCACGGGCGCGCTTTAACATAAGTTTTAACAGTGGCTGGCCTGCAGGCCAGCAGACCGTTGCCCCCAATTCCATGAAGCCGCGATTGGCCAGATAGAACAGGTTGGCGCTCACGCCTTCATCATCGGTGTTGAGTAGGATCTCTTCCCACTCATCCCATAAGTCCATACGGTGCGGCCAGTCGATGATGGCCTTAAACTTCTTGCGCTTCCACAGCGGGTTTTTCAGCAATCTGGAGAGTACGGAGTCATAGTGCAAGATGGTACCGATGACAATCACGTCCATGGTGTCGTCTGCAGCACCGAGTGACAGCACTGTCTTCTTGAGCCAGCTCTCGAGCTTGTCACGCTGATCTGGGCTGCGCACGTTCTCATCATTTTCCAGATCATCGCCGATGGCCAGATCAGGACGATAAGGTCCATGGCGTAAGCCTCGCATACGCTTGCCGGAGCCAAACGCCTGTATCTTGCAATCGTTGGCAGTCGTAATAGTGCCGACCTGCCAGACACGTCCCTGCCCAGTGGCATTGGGGTAATCCATTGCCAGACGGGGGTTAAATGCCAGTTCAGCCTTGATTGCCTCCAACATAGTCGCAGCCTGATCCAGCGCATCCATGATGATGAGCGGGTAGCGCTTGCGGCCAGTGACCACGCACCAGAGAGTAAAGATCTGTGTGACTAAGGTAGATTTAGCATTACCGCGTGGAGCGGCAATCGCCTCATGCTGGCCTTCTGGCGCATCGACTAACTCAGGCAAACGCTTGTATAGGTAGTCATGCAACACGGCGTTGTCATGCTTAATATAATGCGGGAAGTAAGTACGGGCAAAGAACTCGTAATCGTTCTGCGCTTGTTTAACGCGCTTTGCACTCTCAGCCGGATTGGGGTTAAAACCATCACATTCGGCTTCAATCTGAAGTCGAAACTGCCCGGCTAAGGCCGCGATCTGTAGCTTAAGGTCTTTGATTTTCATTTTGACTCAGCCAAGATGCGCGCCAGCTCATCGCCGAACGGCTCCAAAATTTCAACAAATGCCGCGCCATGTTGAGGAAAACGGCTTTGCACAAACTCTGCCATGCCACGCAATACCTGCATGCCAATCGCCAGCGCATTGGTCTCCGGCAGAAATCGGCGCATCGCCGACATCGACTTATGGATGTTATCCATCAGCGATGAGAGCAACTCTACGCGGGTGACCGCAGCCATCTCAGCGTCAGCTTTGATCAGCTCTAGCACACTGTTAAACTGTACTAGCATTTCAGTGAGAATCTGCTGTGACAACTGCTCGATGTCGCCACCGGCCAAAGCTGAGGCATTCTTGAGCTTATCCCAGTCATCGCCCTCAGAGGCCGCTTTTTCCTTCCAGCGTTTGGCAGTGCTGTAAGTGACTTCGACTAGCTTGGCGGCTTGCTCCAGGGAGAGACGATCAAACACATAGTGCTTGCGACACTTGGCACGGATGACGGCAGGCTTAGCCATTTTACTGTCCCATCTTCCGTTTGATGATTTCAACGATGACGGCAATGCCAAGGCTAGAACCAACGCCAGCGATCAGGCCAGACTTGGCCGACCCTTGCTCTAAAATATTGAGACGTTCGCCATGCGATTTAATTGATTTAGCCAGCTCCACAGGATTGGCCTGCTCCACTTCACGTAAACGCTTATCCAAGCCGTCCGCACGTTCTGTTAATGCCTTTTCTACGCGTAAAAGACTGTTTTCATGACGATTTAACGCCTGCATTTGTACGTCGACCTTGGCTTCTATATTGCCTAAAATTCGTGCGAGATCGTTATTGCTGATGTCCATGCGTTCACCTGGTTGTTTTTTGCGAGAGTTGTTTTGTCTGGTAGCCATGGGGACCTATATTGATCAATGTTTAACGTTGATAGAATTCGTTTTCGCGCTGGGCCTGGCAAGTGACGCAAAACTGACAACCAGGCACCGCCGTACGTCGTTTTAACGGTATCTCCTCACCACACTCATTGCAGTCTTCCGCACTGTCGGCTATGGTCTTACCCGCTAAACCGGCACGGCGATGCTGTTCACGTAAGGCTCGATCGCGATCTTGCTCTTCCTGCAGTGCTGCACGGTCATAGATATCAGTCATGCGTATCCTCTGGGTTATGCCAGGCAATTAAGGCGTTAAGTCTGGCGCGGCAAATGTTGTATTGAGTGATGGCCGTGTTGGCCCATCTGGCGACGTCGGTATCTGTGGCAACGCTGGTACTGTCCGCAGCAGGCCCGTTGGAGGGCGTGGACAAACTTGCAGGCTGACTTCCTGCTGCTTGATCGTTGAGCAGGCGCACAGTGCGACTGTTAAGACAAGCACGGCCAGTCGTGTTAAGTTTGATTTCACGTTGTATCTCCATTTTTGAAGTAGTAAGGCGCTGCTCGGTGTCGTCCAGGGCAGTTTGCAAGCTGTCGGCCCGTTGATTGGCCACGACGATGCGTTGGAGTGCAGCGCTGGCCGTCTGCGCTACTTGATCGCTGTGCGCTTGCCTGATACTGCTAATGTCACCGCGCAAGCTCGCGTTTTGACTTTCTAAACGTAGCGCTTTGCCCCACATGAGAGATAGCGCTATTAGCAGCATGCAACAGACAAATTGATAAATTTTTGAGGTAAGCATCATGTCGCCGCCACGACTCTGCCCCAGCTCGCATAGCGTGACTGATAGCGATTGAGGATACGGTCGGGATATCCCAGATTCTCGGCACAATGCACAGGGCTACGACTGGTACGTCCACATGCCTGGTCGATAGCAGCATGGTGTAATGCTGGCTGCACCAATGCGGCTTCTTTTTGCCAATGCCTCAGACCGCCGTTATAGCTGCGCAGCATTGCCCAGGCGCGGTCAAACTCTGACTCACCCCGCACCCGCTGGATCAACCATTTGTCATAGCCGACCAGGGCGCGCATGGCCCATACCGGGTTGCGGGGCTGGCATTCGGTTGCCGACAGTTTGTTTAACGCACACCACCACTGCGCGGTGGCAGGCATAAACTGCGCCATACCAGCGGCACCGACACCTGATTTTGCCTCAGGGTTCCAGGCGCTTTCTTGCTGTATTTGGGCGGCAAACAGGGGGATGGGTGCATCTAGCCCCCAGCTAGCGTGGGCAATGCGCGTTAACTCGGCACGGTGCGGCACTGCGGCACGGGGGATGTCTTGCGCATACGCCGATAGCAGCGAGCACGAGGCCAGCGCACCCCATACCGCCAGTATTGTGAATTGGCGACGCATGTTATGCCCCCAGACCAACAGCGATCATGCTTGCTGAGACGATGATGGCACGGCGGATCTGTGCAGCAACAAACAGCAGGTCGTTCTGGATAAACTGATCCAGTTCAAAGATCAGGCCACCGCCGTCGATGCTAGTGTCTTGCTCTTCATCATGCGCCAAGAAACTGTCAGGGCGGGCGTACGGGAACAGGGAACGATCCAGCCAATAGCCGACGACACCGGCAATGGCGATCAGGTTGATTTTATAGAGGCTAACAGGCAGCTGCTGTGGGGACAGCGCGAAGATCAACAGGGATAAGACTAGGGCTGCCAGCAGCCAGTCCGTCATACGGGGAAAAGTTTTCATCATGCGCTCCTAAACTGTGGAATAGATATAAGGGTGTTAATCCAGATAACAGTTTATGGAGAGCAAGAAGGCGAACCTAGGGGATAGGGTTCAGGGAGATATGAAAAGGCCGCAAGGGTTTAGCTTGCGGCCTTTTAAGTGAAGGGATACGACTAGGTCTATTCTTCTTGCCGAATCGTTACTACTGCCATACCTTTATCTCCGATTTGCAAACAGAGTCGCGATTTTATTTCAGAACCATAATCGACGCGCCACTGATCTGATAAATTTTCTTCTTCCGGTATAAACACTACTGTGCCAAACTCTCCAGAGGGGTGGGTAATAACATCGCCATCGTGGATTTCCATTCCATGAAAATCAGGCCATGGGGCTATTTTTAACATCTAAATTATTCCTTTTATTTGTTTGAGTTGCGAGAGTGTGATTTATGCATCGAATGATGACAATCCCTTGGTTAAAACAAACGCTCCCACACCCCACCAATATTTATTTTTGCAACTTAGTACGTTCTTGCCGCAGGGTTTCAATTTCAACCTCTACCGATTTAATCTTGTTGGTATATTTACTGGCGACGGCTTCCATTTCCCCACTGATACTCACATCACGAGTGGCACCTGCCAGATTGTTATTGGATATGCGTTTTGATGCGCGCAAGTTATCCATCTCATTTTCCATTTGGCTATTCAATGATCGAATTTGCGTTTGTGCTCTGGTGATATCTTCTTCTATCGCACGCAAACGGTGCCGCACTCTAAAGTCTTGGTCTGCTTTGTCCTTGTCACTTAATGATCCCGCTGCACTTGTAGTGGCACCCGCATTTGCAATGGGAGGCATAGGCTTTGCACTCGGCTCATCTATCTTCAGCTTAATCGCACCACCAGCCTTAGCATTGATACACGGTGCCTCTGAAAACGAGGTCTTACCATCGACGGTACATTTATATATTTCAGCATTGGCCGAACCTGCGACTATCAGAGCTAACGCAGCAATCAAGGTTTTCATCGTTATCCTATTGGTTAAAACAAACTCTCTTGCACACCCCGCACCAGGTGTTGGGTATTGACCATATCCGTTGATTTCAAAATATCGCGTACTCTGCGATCTGATATTTCATGTTCCCGTACCAGTTCGCCGATAGACGTGCCGGTATTATAAGCGGTCACCATGCGTTGATTCCTTTTTGCCATGAAATGTAGGCGTAAATTAGGAATATACATACGGTCACCGCCAAACTGCTTACATAGTCGCTTAGCGTGCGGCATGCCGATCACCTCAGCAATGGCAGCAAAACTCTGTGCCCCTGGTCCGACTTCTGATTTAGGGAAGTCGATACTGCGGCCACCAAAGCTTTTAACGTCCATTAATCGTAATGCTGCAGCCTCACCGATCAATCGGATCAATAATTCAGCAGTACTATCAGGGTTTCGATGTGTAGACATACTGCATCTCCTATTGCGTTTAAGCAGTTTGTAATTCGGAGACCAGTGTAGAGATTGAAATAGTTCATATCTATATGAAGCACTTCAAGGGGGGGGATTGAGGATTGTCGTTAAAACAAACTGTCTTGCACTAGGGAGATTAATTGAACGATAGGTTCCATACTTGTTGTCTTTAATATCGTCCATATCTGGCGATCTGATAATCCATACTCACGCATTAATTCACGTACAGTGACTCCGGTTCTATAGCTAGCGACAATGCGCTGGTTACGCTGGTCTCGGAAGTATTGCGACATCTTCGGCACATAGAGTGTCTCGCCATCAAAATGGCGGCACAGACGCTGCGCCTTGTCGGCGCCGACGACCTCGGCCAAATACGCAAAGCTTTGTGCACCGAGACCGATGTCGGATTTAGGGAAGGTAAACGCACCACCGCCAAACGCTTGCACATCCATCATGCGCATCGCAGCGGCCTCACCGATCAAGGTGATCAGCAACTGGACTGTAGCGTCTGGGGTGCGTGGCGTGCTCATGCTGTGGCTCGGCCGTTACGCTGTGCGTCTTTGGTCAAAGCTGTGATGATCTTCACAAGGTGCTCAGGCATACACCATTCAATTCGTTCTACCTTGCAGATTTTCTTTGCCAATGCATCTGCATACGACCAAGGATATTTGGCCTCGGCCAGCAGTGCTTCGACCTTGCCGATCATGGCCTGGCGCTCTTTAGTGACCACCGGCGCTGCGCGTCCCGCTGTCTTGGCCTTGACCTTGAAACCGACTTTCTTAAAATGATCTAGCAATGCCTTACGCTCTTGCCACGTTAAATCTTTGCTGGAGGTCTTGCCAGTGACTTGCAGCAGAATGGCGCGGTAGGCGTCATCTTCTAGCGCCAATTGCTTTTTGGCGATATGGATCTGCGCCATTTCGGCAGTGCGCAATTGGGTCGCGTTACGTAATGGTTTCATGATTAGAATCCAACTTTTACAAGTTCAAGGCTCTGGTTGTTTTTTTCAAAATGGCGACGCATGGTTTTAACACTGCCCCAGTTTGGCATTTTGATGATAAATTTTTTATTGAATTCTTCTATCTTCGCTTTTGGACAGCGCTTACCGCCATAGAGTTTGATTAGCTCTTCCCGATGTTTTGTGTCGTAAGCAAATGTCGATTTTGGGTAAAAAAATCTTTTCCCTTCGTCGCTGTCATCGTTCATCCACTTACCGCAAAATTGACCGTTGACGTAGGTCATGATGGTGTACTTCAAAGATTTAACGCGCTCAACTCTCAGGCTGACTTTGAAACCATCGATCAGCATTTCAACAGTTCCCCATGGCCTAGATAGTTCATTTTCAACTTCTTCCCATTGTTCTTTTGTGATCATCTTTACTCCTTGGCTGCTCATCAGTACCGGACAACCCCGTCCGGCAGACCATAGCGAAGACATCTCGCTATGGTTTCGCTTAAGGTCTAACCAAATGCGATTGCATCCTTCAAGGTTTTGGCTGCGCTAAACTTCGGTACGATCTTTGCTGGGATGTCGATCTCTGCCCCGGTTGCAGGGTTGCGTCCCTTACGCCCTGCGCGCTCTTCAGCACTAAATTTGCCAATGCCAGGCAAGGCGACTTCTTCACCATTTTTCAGTGCCTGGTTCAATACATCAGCCAATGAATTCAATACAGCTTCAACAGTATTTTTCTGTACACCAGAGTCTTTATATTGGGTAGCATGCTCTTGAATTGCAGCGATCAGTTCTTGCTTGTTCATGTATTACTCCGTTAAATTTTTAAAAAGTGACCCGTATCGTGGGTCAGAAGACGCGTAAATTTATGCTGCTGCAATATCTAAGGAAATTGCCTCGTACTTATCCTCGCCCACCCGTTCATAGAAACGGATGTACTGCTTGCTGCCGACGACTTGGATAGACTCACCAATGGCCAACATGGCGTTTTGCCAGCGCTTGTCCTTGATGTCCAGGCGGCGCAGGCCAAGAATGCGGCCATGGTTGAGGTTGCCCTCTTTGTCTGCCTTAAATGCGTCTTGCACTAACACTTTTATCTCTGGGCTGCTGCCCTGGCTCCACTCAGCGATACATTCATCGATCAAGGCACGGGCGGCTTGCAGGCGCTCGTCGAACTGAATGTTTTCTGAGATGGCAAATTGCACTTTGTACTTTCCATCAAAACTAAACAGCGTGATATTTCCTTTTTTGCCGCCGAGCTTTGTGTCGTATTCCTCCGCGCTCATTTCAACAAAAGCTGCAATATCGGCAAATGCAGCTGAGCGAAATGTGCTCAGTTCACTCTTTACACCGATGGCCTTTTCGATCAATTCTTGCACTAGCTCATCGCGTGCTTTGTCGATAGGCTTGATTGTGGACTCCGGCCAGAGGCGGCCTTGCGCATCTTTACGATAGCCTTCTGGTACTTCAAATTGTTGACGTGTGTTCATGTGTTACTCCGTTAAACATTGGTAGGGCCGATGGGGATCGGGGTTTTCTTTTGCTGCTGGTCTGGCTTTGCATCGCGGTCTGGCAGTGTTGGCCAGGGTGTTAGCGGGGTAAAGTGGTTCATGGGTTTTCCTCTCTATTGTTTATTAAGTTCAGAAGGTCTATTGCACTCGAAGCTGCAATGAGGGCAACGCTGACCGCCGTTAATCGAATTCATTAATCCATGACCATTCGGACATAACCCGCTACGAATGCGAAAATCGCTTTCAATAAAACGTTTAATGTCTTCATCGCTACCGCCAATGACGACCAATCGACCAGGATCTAATCGCTCAACCATAAATTTTTCCTTTGGTGCGTTAAATATGATTTAGTGAGCCGTTGGTTTTGCAGCGTGGACGATTTTTACTCTTTGCTTGATAAATTCGTCCAGGATGTCTTTGATTGCCAATGCGTCTTTGCAAAGATGCGCTGTTACCAATGACGACATCCACTTACTCATGTCACATGCTGTTTCCTGGAAGGCGTTGCGTTCGATCAGACAATGCGCCAACACATCTTCAAGATCGGTATAGCTGGGTTGTTTTCCAGCGCTCAGCATTTCTTCCATTTTTTGCATAGGGCTCGTCATCTCAACGCCCTCCCAATTCAAGCATCGAGACACGCAAATCAGAACGACGGAACAGCAATTCTTGACGTTTAGCTTTGATGGCATCTTGGTTTGCCTGTAACTCACTGGCATAGTCACCAAGGGTGCTGTATTGGCAATCTAAGCGCCAGATCTGCCATGCTTTGACGATGCGTTTAACGCTGCCTATCATTTCACTTAACAGGATGTGGTTATGGGCAGCTTCCTGCAATTTTGTGATTTTCATACTGGCACCTCCACAGATAATTTTGCAATGTCGTACTGTTCAATTCCCCATGCCAACGCATAGCAGCACCAAAGAAAGCGATGTGAGTAATCGTCGCTATCCACTTCCCAGAAGTCCGTGAATATTTCTTTTCCGTTGTATTTGAAGTTTGCTGCCGCACGGTATGCCGCGTTGCATCCCTCATATTCTGCGCAAGACAAGACGTCTGATTCAAGTTCATCACGCAGCCCGTGGCCTAGCTTTCCATTCAGGCCGCGATCCTCTATCCAGCTCATTACATTTTCCCGAAACTTATCTGCTGAAAAATTTCGGTATCCGTCGCCGCGATCTACCGATTGCAATTTTTCACCCCAGTAGGACAAATTTACATACAGCTTTTCGCCATTGCGATTTTTGCATTCACGGTTAGTGCGGAAAAATTCGAACATGTCTGCGAGTCGCTGAAACACGTAGGTTCCCATGTCACCGGTATAGCAAAGGTAACCAGGCCAAGTAATCAGATCAAAGTGGTAGCAGGTTGTTTCTGGGTCTTTAAACCGAATGTGTCGGTGAACGCCATCGTCGCGAATGACTATCATTTTGTGATCAGCCACATCAGACAAAAATTGTGTTTCAGTCAGTTGCGTCATACTGCCACCTGCATTGCCTGTGGTGCCAGAACAGCCTTCATTTCTTTAATCGAAAGGCCGCTTTCTTCGTGGGCGCTGATTAACAAGGTGGCACCAACAGGTAAAAAGCCATTGCGGATTTTGCTAATCACAGGTGGTGCTACTTCCAGAACCCTGGATAGGGCAGCATCGTTTTTTAACGTCATCGTGACCAGCAGTCGATCAATAAAAGCGTTGTTGTTCCGCACTTGTTCTGCGTTTAATTTCGTTTTCATGCTTGCACCTGTTCAGTTAGTTTTGCGATTTGTGGCGCACCTACCTCTGGCAAAGGCAAAGTGACGGTATCGATGATTCCTGCTTGTTGGAGAAATGGCGCATCTCCATCCTTCTGTTTTATCCGCTGAGACTGCTTTGTATCGAAAGCACGGCGATCGTTAAACCCTTTGTCCCAATAATCACTACGAGCATCTTCTATTGGATAGGGATTATCTTGAATGCTACCGATGCAATACCAACCTTCGTCTTCCGCTTCTGGTGGACTTTTCGCTTTTCCAACACTTGCTAGGCTTTGGCTAGCAGCAGAAGATTTATTGACTACAACTGGAGCAACAACTGTCACCACTGGCCGTGGCTTGTGACTACATTGCTGGCAAGCCTGCCAATGCTGCATTTGCAGCGGGTTATGAGTAGGCGCAGTGCACAATGCCTGCTCGCGGCAATATGCCCCTCCGACCTGCTTGCCAGCGTATGGGCAATCAAGCTGCTCATACGCCTGGCGAAACTTACGCTCAAAGTTCGTCGTTTTTGCGGTGCCTTTACCGTATGCGGCTAAGCCATTCACGATGGCCGATACCGTAGCCCGGTCAACGACCATTTTTAACGCCACCTGGGTTTTGTTGCTGGCGGCTATTTCAAGCTGCAAAGCTTTAAACCAATCGGCATTCATGTATTCACACCAAGTCATCTTCTTCTCCCTTTTTCTCTTCCCACATCACACGATTCGTATTTTGATCAATCACACTCGTAGCTCGCTGTATCGCTGGCGGTCGGCTGCCAGTGTCCATCGTGGCCAGTAACCGGTAGCGCGCTGGCTGGCCGCGCTTTTGGCGCACGGTACACTCCAGATACTTGGCTGAGTGCAGAAACCACATGTAGCGCTTGGCAGTTGCATCAGACACTTGGCTAGTCGGCGTCGAGGCAAAGGCAGCTAACTGAGTATGGTTAAAATCCTGCCCCGTGAACAAGCGCCGCATGGTTCCCCACATCCGCTCATTGCTGGTACCTTCCGTGACTACAACACCCGCCTGATTGATACGTGGTGCTTCGATGCCACTATTAATCACCAGCCTGTAGGCTTTTCTGGCGCACAGATCATTGATCTTCTGAGTTGCAATGACTGTTATAAAACCCGCTTTGTCGAGGGCTTTAAAATAGTCATTGACCATCTCATCATCTTGCTTGGCAATATAGGCCGCGTCTCTTCTGGTGAAGGGCTGATTGTTAAGTGCGTTCAATTGGCGTATCGCTTCCCAAACACGCTGACGCGGGCTCTTTGTGCCTGTCATCTCACGAGTAGATTTCTTCGCCATCAGATTTTCCTTTTCGGGTGGGTTGAGGATGGCAATGCGATTTTTTGCAAACTGGCAAAGTCCATGCTGTCCATGCCATGCGTTAAACAATGTTCTTGTAATTGGTTAAAGCACTTGACCACGCTACTGACCGAGCCTTTAGAAAATGTCACCAGAGCAGTCAGTGCCGCGTTTTCAAAATCTACGCCAGGGCAGTAAATCGGTGCCAGCTTGGCCGCATCGGCTACTGTCACGTCTTGCGCCTCGGCCCAGGCTGACACGCGGCGATATAGCTGCTTAAACTGTGAGCGCGCCATCACGTTCGGCAGTTGCTCTTCACCGACCAGCAGCAACGGGGTCTGTGTGCTGTCAAAGATTTCGCGGGTAATCTGCGCCAAGATCGGTTTTTCGATGGCGCGGTTGAATTCGTCCAGGATCAACACGCGCCTGGATGCGCCCAGCTGGCTCGTCACCATGTCGAACAGCTCAGGGATAGAACAGTGGTCGTCATAGTCAAACTTCATCTCGTCCAGAATCTTCTGCAGAAAGGTTTTCTTAGTCCAGACCGCTTTCATCTGCACAAAATAAGCACGGGTTTCCATTGCCAGCGTATTGCTGCTAAAGGTCTTGCCCCAGCCGGATGGGCCGTACAGCACACCGATACCGTCCATGCCGACGCGGCGATTCGTCAGTTGTTCCAGTGTCGCCGCCACCAGATCAAACGTGGCGATGGCTGCCACGCCGCCCTTAGGTCGTGCGATGTTCGGTTTCGTCTCAAGCTTGCTATTCGGGTTACTCATAGTCATAATTCCTTCTGTTGTGTTAGTTTTGGTTCATACAAAGCACGGTGGCCACCGTGCTTTGTTCTATCTGGCCTTCTTCTTGCATCGCTATCCGGCGCTTATCAAACGTTCTAAACTCATTCGATTGCTGATAGCTGCCGTACCACCTAGTGAGCTTCGGGTCATCCATCACGCCCCCTTGGCTTACATACTCATCCAGTGCCACCCACTTTTTAAAGCGTTCCTGGGGTGACTCTGGCAATACCGTTACATTGCTCACTTCCACTTCTGCTACCACTTCGACCTTTGCTGCCTGCACCATTTCAACTACTGGTTTAACGCTTTGTATCAAGACCGCTTCATCCGCTTCCATTGCCCAGCGCTGGCGGATCTCATTGATATTCGACGGGATGACAACGCCCTGGCTCACTTCTAAAGCCAATGCGCCATCGCGCTCTGCGTGGATTTCGCCTAATTTGACTTTCAGGCGCTTTTCACGTCCGGCAGTGCGCTTTTCGCTGGCCTGCTGCAGAGCTGATTTCGGCATGAAGTCGACCTTGTTGGCATCGATCTCGGCATCGCAAATCAAGCGACCATCTACTGCGTAGACCCAGACCAGTTTCGGGTCATGGATGTCATAGCAAACCGGCAGCATCTCACCGTTAAATTCTTCTAGTGCCGCGTTAAAGTAACGTTGGCCAAAAAGCTCGACTTCACCACGCCGCACAGTTCTCTGTACCTGTGGGCGGAACAGCGCAATACTTTCTTCCTTACTGATCAAGTGCGCGGAAAAGCCATTGGTTACCGCCAGCGCCCAGGCATCATCCGGTGACTGGTGACGGCGGCGGCCAGTCACTGGGTCAGTCATCTTTGGCAATGAGCGATGTGGTTTTTTGTTGTAGTCGTCGATCTTCTTTTGGCAAAACGGTACAAACGCTGGCCAACCCATCAGCGGCATCACGGCGGCTTCGCCCGCTGCTGGTGTTTTTAACGCCTTGCGTGACAATTTAAAAACGTTATGCTTGGCTTCTCTATCCATATCGTGACCGATATAACCAGTCACTTCTTTGGCCGCCTTGATCCAGATTGTTTGGTGCAAACGTTCGATGACACCCCTAGCTTGCGAGTTGTACGGCAAGCTGTTGTGCATCTCTATCCCCAGCCGTGCCATAAAACCTGTTGCCTCATCTAGCATCATCTGGTTTTTGTAACCAGAGCCGTTATCGACATACAGAATGGCTGGTATGCCACCGTTTTCTACCGCATTACGTAATGCATCCAATACCGCCAGCGCGCTTTCAGACAAACCCACCGACCAGCCAATCGCCCGACGTGTGCCGATATCGATCATGGTGGTGATCTCTGGCCGGAATGGCCGACCATGTAACGGGTGCTGTACCTCTGCATCAAAGGTATGACCATCGGCGCAGTAAATATCTGACGGCAACAAGTCTTCAAAACCGCGACGCACAAAGGGTTTCAGGGTTTTTAACTCCCGCTCGCCCATGCGGCCCGCCTGCAGGCTGACATTGCCGACTTTTTTCAAGAACCGACGTACTTGGTGAATGCTAGGGTGTTCACCTGTAGTCGTTTCTACAAACAATTGGTAAGCGTGTTCTACCGTTGGCTTTTCAGGCTTTTGGTAATAACTCATGAATGCTTTTGCCCATGGCTGGATGGACATATCAGCAGCACGCTTCTTCGGCACGATTTGTCCCGCTTTTTGATACTCGACAAAGCGCACGAGGCTACGCTCAGACGGCAAGCCGTCTGGACTGCTACGACCACGCTCATCCCGCGCCAATTTCAGCATCGCCACCAGTTGCGGCGAGGCATGCCCAGCTTCGACCAACTCCAGTAGGGTACGGGCGGCTTTCTTTAACGGGTAGCCGGTGCGGGTCATGACTTGCTGTATGGCGAGCAAAACGCCATTTCGTGCATCTGCCTTGAGGTTTTGCTCACGGGTGTAATTGCTGCTAGCCTTCGCAACTACTGCTGGGGCAGGTGCTACTTGAGCTAGTGCGCCTAATTCCTGCACCGCTTTCGCACGTATTGCTGCCATCACTTCGGCTGACGGGGCGTATTCGCGACGCAATCCGCCACGACCAGTCACTTCTATGAATGACCATGCTGACCTGTCAGCCAATTCAATGACTTTCCCCTTTGTTGCTGGTAAGCCAGGCAAGTGCATAGCAGCTAGCTCTGAAGCGCTGTAATGGTCTTTTAATGCTGACTGAGTCATTGTTCTGCTCCAAACAAGCCCAATTCCGGTTGATCAACTTTAATCACGTTGCTTCGTTGATACGCCAGTTGAGATAGGGTCTTAGTCAGTGCTGCGAGAGTCTCTTCAAGCGCTTCACCATGTTGGTAAAAACGAGACAGGAGAGTAATCGCCTCAGAAAAATTACCTTGTAGCTCCGCCAAGTCAGTCACATCCGATTTCTTTCCCGCAGGAATAGCGACGACGACCTTGTCGCCCTGCGCCATGCACAGGTACTCACTAATAAAGCTGACGCCGCAAAATGTCTCAAACTGGCGTACACGGTTTAACGGCATTGATGTATCTGCCATCCAGCGGTACAGGGTTTTTAGCTCTACACCCATCAAGTCCGCCAGCACTTTGATAGTGCGACGTTGCTCAGTAGAGTACTCAACACATAATTCCAATGCCTCAGACAGGCTGGTAGCACGTACTGACTTCCATCGTCTTTTTCGCAATAACATTTGGCAACTCCGAGAAACGTAAAGGTGGTGTTAAGTGTTCCTGCCAACTAAGATTTAACCGTTGGCAGAAACAAAGTGTTTCAAGTGAGAGGAAGTGGAAAGCGGCACCAGCGTTAAAACGGGCGTAAAATTACGTTTTTCATAGCGAGCAGGCCAGATTATTTCGGGTGCAAGTCCTATAGCGGCAGCAATAATGCGTTCCGCTTTTAGGTAAGGCTTATCCAAAGCTGTTTTAAGTGTTCCGGCACCAAACCCGCTTTGTAAAGACAGCGACCGCAATGACCAGCCGTTCTTATGAAGAGCTGCAACTACATCCGCTCTATGCCAGTCGGCTACTGCGGTTTTTTTTACATTATTTAATGCGCTCATTTACTACCCCCGTTGTGTTAGTCAGTAAGCGCATGTTAAGTGTTCCCAAGTGTTCCGTCAAGAGTGTTTCGCATGGGAACACTAGAATTATTTCGTTTTTTCTTGTTTCTTATAGTAAGTCATTGAATTAAAACAATAATTAACTGTTCCTTCTTTTGTGTGCAAAGGGAACAGTTAGGGAGGATTAACTGTGCCGGAAGTTAAAAGATATTCAGCTGCCGAAATAGCTGCGATGAAATTGCCTGGGTTGCCAACAACAAAGGCAAAAATATTGGCTCGTGCAGAGAAGGAGGCTTGGCATTTCGAGACCAAGATAGGTCTTGGAGGCGTGCGTAAGATGTTTGATTTGCCAGCGTACTACCAGCCTGGATATAAGCCTTATTCCAACGAGTCTGAGACGATACGAAAATATACAGTCCCTGCGGCTGTGACCGCCGAGGAAATGAGTGTCAACCTAGGAAAGGGAATCAAGGTAGACCCCGTCATTTTGGCCAAAGTCCTCAGTACGTTAAATAAATGGTTAGCAGAGAAAGATTTAACGCTACCACCAGACAAATACGCGGAAATGATCGCAGTGTTGTATGACTATATTGCGAAGGGTGCCGACAGCGACGATTTAGAACGTTTCTTGAGAGTGGCGGCCTAA